GTTCGCATCCGAGCCAGGCAGTACATCCTGGAGGCCCCCTGGTGTCGCCCGCTCCCCAGCGAATGGCTCGGCTTTAACCGCGTCCACCATCTCGGCTTCGGGTGGCGATTCATGATCCGAGAGATTGGAAACAAGCCATGACCGACATCACGATCACAGAGGCGGATCGGGAGGCGGCGCAGTCTATCGAATGGGTGCAGACTACGATCGACGACAATGAGGCTATTGCGCGTGCCTTCGCAGCCCACCGCCTCTCCGCCATCGAGCAATCCGCCCAGATCGCTGAGAAGCACGGCACACACTGGGTCGCCAAAGACATTCGCAAGATGAGGGAGGGGTAGGATGGTGCATGTCACTCAGCATGCCGTGGCTCGATACCAGGAGCGGGTCAGCAACCTTCCCGACGAGAAGGTGCGCGCGGCTCTCGACATTCCCGCCGTAGCCCTCGCCGCCGAGATCGGGGCGCCGTTCGTCAAGCTGGGCACGGGGCAGCACGTCGTCGTGTGGGACCATGCCGTCATAACCGTACTGCCCAAGGACAAGCACCTGGGCACGATGTCGCGTGGTCGATGGGTTGAGACGCAGCCAAGAGGATACGCAGCATGAACGCCATCACCGTGATCAAGGCGGCGCCGGCCGGGCAGATCGAAGCCTGGGTGGAGAAGGGCCGCGCCCTGGTCTCCGAACGCCTTGATGTCGACTGGCGCATTGCGGACTGGATGGCGGAAGGGAAGGTCGCCGGCCATCTCAGCCAGGCCAAGTTCGACTTCCTGAGCGATAACCTGGGCCTTGCACCCAAGCGGCTCAAGGACGCGCTCAAGGCCGCCACCTCATTCCCGCCGGCTTTGCGTGACGTGTCGCTGTCGGTTGAGCATCACGCCGCCGTGGCCAGCCTCCCACGGGAAGAAGCGCTGCCGCTGCTGAAGCGAGCCTCTGCCGACCATCTGCCGGTCAATGCCCTGCGCGAGTACGTCACCCAGCACCGCTACGCTACCGGGCAGAACTTCGCGGACGAGGACACCGACAGCACGCTGGCCACGCACATCCTGCGGGCATGGAACCGTGCGACCCCTGACGCTCGCGAAACTGCATTCGCGATGATCGAGATCGCGGCGGCCCACCAGTTCACGATCATCGACGAGGACGAGGTACTCTGATGAAAGCCAAGCTGCTCCCCACCTCCGCGCCTAAGCCGATCCCGCCCGAGTTCCTGGAGAAGTTCGCGGCTCATGGCTGGCGGCGTGTCGAGAACATCTGGGGCCGTGCGACCGTGCTGGCTTGGCGGAAGGTGATCGGGGCCAAGCGGATGGCTGAGTGCCGGAAGCGGTATTTGCAGGAGCATGGACGGTGAGCAAAGAGCAGCAGGCCGCAGCACAGATCATGCGAGACATCATCGTCCGACACGGCGGTAGGCCTCGCGAGATGGTTCAAGTCGGCAGGGTATATCGTTGGCAAGCGCCTGATGGACGGGTCGCGAGCATCGGGTGGGTTCGATGAACGACAAGCAGGCAGCATTCGCCCGGGAGTATGCAGTGGACCGGAACGCCAAGCAGGCGGCGATCCGGGCTGGCTACAGTGCCGCCACGGCAGAGGTGCAAGGATGCCGGCTGCTAAGGAATGTTCAGGTCCGAGCAGAAATTAACAGGTTAGAGGCGGGGCACGCAGAAAAGATAGAACTTACAGTAGCTTCCATAACATCGCGGCTACTGGCGATCGCGGACAAGTCGGAGAAGCTGGAGAGCGCACCGGGCATGAGTGTAGCAAGGCAATCCCTCATGGACGCGGCCAAGCTGAACGGGCTTGTCGTGGAAAGCTCCGAGATCATCACCCGCTCGCCTGAGGAACGGGCCGCCCGACTTGTCGCACTGAAAGCCGAACGTGAACGCCTCGCTCGCGCGCATTGACGCTGAGATCGCCGCCCTTGAGGATGAGGCGATCGATGATCTGGAACGTGAGTGCGCCGCGCAGTCGCTAGCAGCTTTCGCGCGCCTTGCGTGGCCCGTGCTGGAGCCTGCTACCGACCTCAAGTGGGATTGGCCGCTGGATGTTATCTGCGAGTGGCTGGAGGCCGTTACAGCAGGCGAAAAGCGGCGCGTGCTGATGAACGTGCCGCCTGGGTCCATGAAGTCCCTGCTGACCGGCGTGATATGGCCTGCATGGGAGTGGGGGCCTAAGGGCATGCCGCACAACCGGTTCTTGGCGACCGCGCACATGGAGAAGCTGGCCCTTCGTGACAACATGAAGTGCCGGCGGCTGATTCAGTCGCGGTGGTATCAACGGCTGTGGCCTCTCGCCCTCACCGGCGACCAGAACGCCAAGGGCAAGTTCGAGAACGACAAGACCGGCTTCCGGGAGGCAATGGCCTTTACCAGCATGACCGGTAGCCGTGGCGATCGGGTGATCCTGGATGACCCGCATTCCGTGGATGATGCCAACAGTCCGGTGAAGCTGGAGAATGACGTGCTGACCTTCCGCGAGGCATTGCCGTCTCGCGTGAACAACGAGCGCTCGGCGATCGTGATCATCATGCAGCGGCTTCACGAGAAGGACATTAGCGCTGTAGCCGCCAGCCTCGGCTACGAGCACCTGGTGATCCCGATGCGGTACGAGGTCGATCGCCCCGGCCTGACGTGGCGCGGAGAGCGCACCGATGGCGCGCTGATGTTCCCCGCTCGCTTCCCTGAGGTGGCAGTACAGGAGCTTGAGCGGTCTCTTGGCGCCTATGCCACGGCCGGGCAGCTTCAGCAGCGTCCAGCGCCCCGAGAGGGCGGGCTGTTCAAACGGGCATGGTTCCGCATGTTGGACGCCGAGCCAATAGGCACACGGCGCAAGGTTCGGGCATGGGATCTGGCCGCGACCAAAAAGGCCACTAGCAATGATCCGGACTGGACAGCCGGTGTGCTGATGTCACGCACGCCAGAGGGGCTGTTCGTGGTCGAGGGCGTGGAGAGGCTGCGCGGCTCGCCCATGGAGGTGGTCGCCACGGTCAAGAGCAGGGCGGCAACGGACGGGAAGGCGGTCACAATCCGGCTTCCGCAAGACCCAGGGCAGGCGGGTAAGAGCCAGGCCGATCAGATGGTGCGTGATCTCGCAGGCTACCCCGTGAAGGTGGAGCGCCCGACCGGCGACAAGGCCACTCGCGCGATGCCAGCGGCAGCTCAGGCAGAAGCTGGCAATATCGCTATCTTGCGCACCGGCGATCCTGATCGGGATGCCTGGATTGAACCCTTCTTGGATGAGTTGACCATGTTCCCCGGCGCGGCGCATGACGACCAGGTGGACGCAATGGCCGACGCGTTGTCGGAGCTTGCCTTGGGCACCGCCCGCTACAACCCCGACGCCTTCTGACGGCGGTAAGATTGCGCCACCGGCCCGCATACCGTCGCGAGCATGGCCGGCTCCCTGATCCTCGATAGCAGCGGCGCACCAATCCCCGCGCAGTCCTCTCCCGTTCGCTACATCGGCGACGGCGTAACCGAGGCGATTGAGAGCGCTTCCTTCGGGCGCATGCAGCAACTCGGCGGGGCGATGTCCCGCATGTTCGCGCCGCAACTGGCCTATGCCGCGTATCTCGAAAGCGGCCTTCTCCAACGGGTGATTGAGCTGCCCGCGTCGGATCGCGTGCGCGAATGGCGGGACTGGCAGGCAGAGGCCGACCAGATCACGCTGCTGGAAGCCGAGGAGCGCCGGCTAGGGCTGCAAGGCAAGATCAAGTTCGCCGAGACCCTGCGCGGAACGGGTGGCGGGGCACTCATTCTCATTGCAGCGGGCAATCCCGATGAGCCCTTGCGCGTAACCGGCGCTGGGCAGTTGCTGGCCGTAAACGTCGTGAGCGCCGATCAACTGCAACTCGTCGACATCGACCAAGACCTGGGCAGCCCCAACTACGGCTTGCCCCGCGCGTTCAAGATCGGCTCCAGCGGCACCGAATTGCACCCGAGCCGGGTTGTCTGCTTCCGTGGCGATCCTCTGGCGGCAGGCATGGGTGTCAGCTTCGAGCGCGCGTTCTGGGGGCAGAGCCGCCTCGTGCGCATCTTCCGCGAGGTCATGCGATCGGACCATGCCCAAGAGTGGTTCGCCGCGCTGGTCAAAAAGGCCAAGCTGCTGCGGATCGGCATTCCGGGCCTGACGGACAGCGTATCGGATCCGGGCTGGCAGGAACGGCTCAACCGGCGGATGGGTGCCATCGCCTCGTCGGAGAGCGTGCTGAACGCTGTGGTCTACGACACCGGCGACGGGCAGAACGGCGCGGGCGAGAAGATCGACGACTACCAGGTCACATGGAACGGCATTCCCGCCATGATGGACGCCTTCGACCAGCGCGTTGCAGCCGTGTCGGGCATCCCGTTCACCGTGTTGCAGGGCCGATCCCCGGGCGGGATGAACGCCACCGGTGACCACGACCGGCGGAACTGGGAACGCGAGGTCATGGCTGGGCAGAGGCTGGAGCTACAGCCATGCCTCGATCAGCTCGACGATGCGTTGATCCCCTCCGCGCTGGGTTCCCGGCCTAAGGAAGTCTGGTGGCAGTTCGCGCCGCTCTCAACCCCGACCGAGGCAGAAGAGGCGAACCGCTTCAAGACGTGGACCGAAGCCGCCGAGAAAGTGCAGGCGTCGGCTGCAATCCCTGATGTCGCGTTCAACAAGGCCTACCAGAACAGCCTATCCGAGAACGGGTGGATGCCCGGGCTTGATGGCGCGCTGGCGGAGGTTCCCGAAGCAGAACGGTTCGGCATTACCGCCGAGCCCGAGGAAGAAGCGGAAGGAGGTGATCTGGATCTACGCGGCCAGGGCGGTTCCGAGGATGAGCCGCCCCGTCGTGCTGCGAATGACGGGAAGCCTGCGGAGGGCGAGTGACATGGCGCAAACTAGTCACATCAAGCTAAACCTGCGCGCTGATACGCGTCTAGCCCGATTGGTGGGTTGCGCCCTCTATCCGGCCGTGTTGCTTGGCCTCCTGAGCGTAGGCCAAGCCGTCGCTATTGCGATGAATTTTGTTCGCATCAGGGTTGCTGAGGCATGAAGTTCGCTCGCATCGCCATTCTGTCCATCGCCGGTTGCTTAGCTGTGTCTTACGGCTTGGCGCTTGCGGGCGAGCCTCGGGCGGTCTGGTTCTGGAGCGTGCTGGGGGTGGCGCTGTGATCGGCTTCTGGCTCGTGATAGGCGCCGTGGCTGTGGTCGCAATCAGCCTGATCTACTCGATCATCTTCTGGCGCACCTATGATGAGACATGGGCTTGGATCCACCAGCGCCATATCGCGACCGGTGCTGAGCGCCACATCCAGAAGGTTCGCGGCGTGCCGATGGTGCCGCCCGCGCCGCCTGAGGGCTATACACCCCCTCCACGCCCGAGCCGCTGATGCCCATTCCCGACGCCATGTTCCACCGCATCCAGCGGATGAACCGCGCGAACGAAGGTCTGCGCATCGGCACCGCTCAGGTCATCTACACTCCCGAGGGCTGTTTTACCCGCTATGATGATGGCTCGTCATACGCTGCCCACCCTCACGACACGCACCACTATCACGTCGTCGCCCACCGCTGCGGCTATGGCGATGACATCCTCCGCTATGCCCGTGAACACGAGGTCTGCCACCATATCGTCAGCGAATGGATCGGCGGCCACACAAGCAAGGTCCTCTGGCCTCTCGCGCATGGTTGCGAGCCGGACTGTTTCGATGCCGTGCAGGAAGAAGCCCTGACGATGACCTTCCAGCGCTGGCTGCGTGCGAATGAGCGGCCGATCATCGGCGGCGTGGACTGGGACACCCTGAAGCGCCGCGCCTTGGAGGTGCTGGATGCCTGACGACAACCATGCTCTTGGCTGCGCTACGGGCGGTTTTATCGCTGACCCGAGCCGTCCGTTCATCCTAGGAGACCAGCCACAGTGCTGCCTTGGGATGTTCTACGCTGCGCCCATTCCCTTGGTTCCGCCGCCCCGGCCCATTGACGCGCCTCCCCCGGCACGACCGAGCCGCTGATGCCCCGCTATAACCTCGCCGCCCTGATCCGCCGCCAACGCAAACCGCGCCGCGCTATCACTTTCCGCCCGATGAGCGCGCCTGCCATGTTCGCCACGGACCTGTTCGCCACGGTATATCAGCCGATCGTGGACGAGTGGGGCAGGGGGCTTGCCCAGATCATCGCCACATACGAGCGCACGCTGGCTGAGATGACCACGGACAGCCCGGCAGACGTGGGCGTAGTGATTGGCCAGGTCGAGATCGCTGCGGCAGGCATCCTGCTGACGGTTCGCGCCAGGCTGGAGCGTTGGGCGCAGCGTATCGAGACGTGGCAGCGTCAGAAGTGGCGGGCTGCGGTGCTATCCGGCTCCGGCGTGGACATCGGCATGCTGATCGGCCCGGCCGACGCGCAGATGACCGTCGAGGCGGCGATCGAGGCGAACGTCGCGCTGGTGCGCTCGGTGTCAGATCAGACGCGGGACCGGATCAGCGGTGCGGTCACTCGTGGGTTGCAGGCCCGCGCGCCGTCCGCCGACGTGGCAAAGGAGATCCGCGAAAGCACCGGCATGGCTCGCAAGCGGGCGCGGAACATCGCGGCCGATCAAACCGTCAAGATCACCTCACAGCTTAACGAGGCGCGGCGCAGGCAGGCGGGCATCGACAAGTGGAAGTGGGTTGCATCGGGCAAGGTTCACTTCCGCCCGGAGCACAAGGCGCGCGATGGCAAGGTGTATGATGATACCGAGTTGAGGGAAGACAGGCCGGGGATGGCGCCTTACTGCGGCTGCACGAGCCAGGCGCATCTTGATCTTGATGCGCTGATCGCGGAGCTTGCTGAGGCGGCTTAGCGCTTGGTGCGAACCGGCGATTCTGCTATAAAAAACGGGCTGAAACAGGTGGTCGAGACCTGCTCCAGCCCTGACCAAACGAACGTGGAGGTTCGATATGGCTAAGCCGTACATACGCAGAAAAGTTGTGCCCGAGAACCCGGTTGCTGTCGGCGCGCGGTTCACTAGGCTTGTGGTTATTGAGGATGGCTGGGAGCACGTCGGCTCCACTGGCCGTGTAGCAGACGTTCTTAAAGTTCGCTGCGATTGCGGCGTTGAGAAGTTCATCCGTCCGAGTGCTCTTACGCGAGGCACGACGTTGAGCTGTGGTTGTTTGCATAAAGAGCAGGCCGCAAAACTATGTATTTCCCGCTCAACCCACGGGGACTCTGGTCGGAATAGAGCGCCGGAGTACAGTGTTTATAGGACTATGCTGTCTCGCTGCTATAACCCCAAGGTGAGTAAGTTTGCTGATTACGGCGGAAGGGGGATCGCGGTCTGCGAGCGTTGGCGTGGGAAAGGCGGCTACGAGCGGTTCCTTGCCGACATGGGTAGGAGACCGCCCGGCATGTCTATCGAGCGAAATGATGGAGAAGGGCCTTATTCGCCTGACAATTGCCGGTGGGCGACCGCTGTCGAACAGGCCAACAATAGGCGATCAAGTCGTTTCATAAGCTACGCCGGGCGCCGGTTGTCGATTACACAATGGGCTCGTGAACTTGGGGTCAATCGGGCAACGCTAGGCGACCGGATTGCTCGGGGTTGGCCGATCGAAAAGGCTTTCACTGCTCTCATGTGACGGCGGTAAGAGCATGCAGGCCGATGACATATCGTGACCTGCATGTTTACCGATGCGCTTATCATGGACAAAACGTGGGAAGCCCCTGGCGGCTTTCTCGGGTTTTCCGCGCGCTTCGCCCGCACCGGCATTCAGATGTACGATGGGGCTGAGATCGACCCGTCCGGTGAGCACAAGCTCGCTGACGGGTCGGTACGGTTCAAACCGGGCACTCTCTACCCGGTAGATCGCCCTGCGGAGGAGGTCTTCTCCAATCGCGCGCTCGCGAGCTTCATCGCCAAGCCATTGACGAACGATCACCCCGCCAAGGGGGTGGACATCGACAATTGGCGCGATCTCACCGGCGGCGTCATCGGCGAGACGCTGCGTGATGGTGAGTACGCCCGCCTTTCTGGTCTGATGACCGACAAGGCTCTTATCGCCGACTATCGCGCAGGGAAGAAAGAGCTTTCCGGAGGCTACAGTGCCACGCTCGTCATCGGCGACGGAGTAAACGCCAAGGGCGAGGCCTTCGTAGCCAAGCAAACTCAGATCGACGGCAACCATGTTGCTTTCGTGTCGCGCGGCAGAGCGGGCAGCGCCTGCCGCGTAGTTGATGCCGCGCCTTGCGCTCCTGCCCCTCAAGCGCTGTTCGATTCCCTCACCACGGAGACACCCGTCATGAAGACCATGCTGATCGATGGGTTGACCGTCGATGTTGGCAACGCCGATACGGCCGTTGCTACGATCAACACCCTTATCGCCGCGCGCGATGCCGCCACCTCCAAGGTGACCGGCCTCGAAAAGGACGTGGCGACCAAAGACGCCGAGATCGTCAAGCTGACGGCTGACAAGGAAGCTCTGGAAGCCGCCAAGCCGACCCCCGCGCAGCTTCGCGATGCCGCCAAGGCGTTCGCGATGGTCGTCGATAAGGCGAAGGCTGCTGGCGTGACCGTCACCGACGCGATGGACGAGACCGCGATCGTCAAGGCCGTGGTGGATGCCAAGCTGGGCTCCAAGGCCGCGAGCTACACCGCCGACCAGTACGCCACCGCTTTCGATGTGCTCACGGTGGACGCAAAGGAGAATGTCGTGCCGCTGGGTTCGCCCAAGATCATAGGTGACAGCGCTGCCGACGTCGCATCGGCCCGCGCTCGGTGGCTGGCCGACAAGCAGAACGCCCACCGCCCAGCGGTCCAGGCTTAAGGAGAAACGACCATGGCCATTCTTCAGGGCAGCTTCGTCGAGGACATCGCGGTCGGTTATCCCGGCATGGAAGCGGACGGCGAGCTTTCGAACATCATCACCCGCACGCTAGAGGCGGGCACTGTCGGCTTCGGCAAGCCGGTTTACCAGGGTACGAACGATCGCGGTGTCGTCACCACGCAGAACGCCAATCTGATGGGCTTCACCATCGCGAACAAGACGCTCCCGGTCACCGACGCGCGGCCTGCGGATACCTATGCCGCCAAGGACAGCATCCGCGTCAAGGGGCGCGGCAAGATTTGGGTGACCGCAGGCGCTGCGGTTCAGGACCGGCAGCCAGTCTATCTGACCGCTGCTGGCGCCATCACCAACGTCACGACCGGCAACCAAGCCGCGCCGGGATGGGAATTTGACGACACGGCGGCAAGCGGCTCGCCTGTCCGTATCGTGCGCCGCTGAGGGGGCTGAAATGACCAAGATGATCTTCGACTCCGTGCAGGCGGCGGTGGCCTATCTGGATGCCAATCCGGAATGCCCTGGCGTCAGCTTCTCGGATGGCATCCGCAGCATCGACCTGAACGATGCCCAGCAGACGCTGGCCTTCCTCGCGCCTCAGCTTCTCCGCGTCGAACAGGGCACCTACATGGTGCGCTACCCGCTTGCGGACTATGCCGAGTTCATGCCGGTTGATACGACTGGCACGATCTGGTCGGCCGGTTCGCTCTACTACTCGGGCGATATCGCTGGTAAGCCAGAATGGTTCGACGTGGCGGCAGACGACATGCCCTATGCCGATGTCAGCCGGACCCAGTTCCTCCAGGAAAACCACATGGCCGGCATCGGCTACAAGTGGAACCGCATGGATCTGGAGCGCGGGCAGCAGCTTGGCGTTAACGTTCTCGCCGAGAAGGGCGATGCAGCTACCAAGACGGCTGAGCGCTTCATCCACAAGACCGCAATGCGTGGCGACGGGCTGAAGTTCGATACCGGCTTCGTCAACAACCCGCTTGCAACCACCGTCACCGCCGCACAGGCTATTGCCACCGGCACGCCGGACCAGGCTATCGCAGTGGTGAATGACGCGCTTACCTCGATCGAGGTGAACACCGGGGAAACCTACCAGGCCGATACGCTGGCCGTGCCGACTTCGGTCTACAACGTCATGGCCTCGCGCCGCGTGACCGATACCGGCGTTTCCCTCCTCCGCTATCTGCAGGACAACTCGGTGGTCAGTGGCTTGACCATCAAGAAGTCGCGGCATCTTGAAACGGCCGGAGCCGGCAGCACCCGTCGCATGATCGCCTATGCGAACACCCAGGAGGTTCACCGCTTCCACCTCCCTGGTGGTGGCCATCAGCTGTTTAACACGCAGCCGTATCAGAAGGGCCCGTTCTCCTGGGAGGTGCCCGGCCTGATGAACATCGGCGGCTACGAGAACCGCATTCCCAAGGCCATCACCTTCGTCGATGGAGTCTGAGCCATGAAGACCTTCACCAATTACGCTCAGGGCACGCGCGGCATCCGCACCAAGACCGGCATGGTGTGGCTTGACCCCGGTCAGAGCGAGAAGATCGACACAGACGACATCGTTGGCGAAGTGCCGGACCTGGGCAAGAAGGCGGACGCTGAACGCGAAGATGGCCCGGATGCTGGCGAATTCAATGCGCTTCAGCAGAAGGTCGCCGACCTCACCAAGCAGGTCGAGACGCTGACGGGTGAGAACAAGGCTTTGACCAAGGACAAGGCCGACCTCACCAAGCAGGTCGAGACGCTGACGAAGCCTGCCAAGTAGGCGCCGCTGTGGCGGATATCAGGGGCCGCTTCACTTACGGGTGCGGCGGCCCTTTTTGTAAGGACTGATAATGGCAGAACGCACCGTCAATG